ACTACTAATGTTGAAGGAATAGACATTACAGAATAATTTTCTGTTACTTCGTTGTGGCTGATGGTGATTTGGATTTTCATAGTTTTTGGTTTTAGTTGTTTGTTTTAATTTGATAGGACAAATATACAGCGACATTTTGATTACACAAGTGTAAACGGTAAAATAAAGTTGCGATTTTTGCAACTAATCCGTAACTAATTGATAATCAACGCAATAAATTTAATGTAAATCCTGCTATTATTCCACTTAGGGCTGCAATTACCGCGTTTTTTCGACGGTTTTTCTTTTGGACTTGCCCTAACTCTGCAACATTTTGGGCATTAATTAACCCTAATTCCGTGACATACTCGCGGTGAAGGCTATCCTGCTGCCTGTATTGCTCGGCTAAACTATCGCATTTAACCACGATTGTATCGCACATTTGTAGCTTTGTGACCGTGTCTGTAATGGTCTGATATTTAACGATCATCGACTGCAATCGCTCGACGTGTTCAATTACGGTATCACGATGCAAGATTAACGTGTCGTACTTAACAATAACCTCACGCTCTACAACGGTTTCAACTTTACCGCTAAATAAGTACCAGCCTATTCCGATGCCGAACGCGATTGATAAACCAATTCCAAATAGTCGTTCCATTGTTTTATACGTTCAGTTATTTTCTTGTATGAATCCACAGCGATATATTCCCACCCGTCCGACGTTCTCATGTAAACAACTTTCTCACCGCTTACCTCCGTTGATCGCCAGAACACGATCCATTCAGCAACGTAGCATAGTGTAGCTTTACGCTTAAAATACAACTCCTTGCCCTCATCGTATTCAAGCATGTCAAACTCAAAATAAGGGAATCCGTTCGGTGCTTCCATCACGCGTAAACTTTACCGTTAACTATTCGCGCCTGTTTCATCACGTATTCGCCTGTCTTAGCGTCTATGTGCAACACCGCGCAACCTTGCGTCCAGTCGTTCTCAGGCAAGTAGTCAGGCGAAAGGTCGCACAAACAGCCGAATGAATAACAAACGTAATCCGTGCCATCGCTGTTCTTCCATGTAAATTGTGACTCCTTATGAAAATGACCAACGGCTGAACTAATGCGCGATTTTAAGGCTAACCAACGTGCAGGATATACGCCTCCGCTACCTTTGAACTCATGCCCGTGATAAATTGTAAACTTACCTGCTTTGATGCGTTGTAACGATCCTATTTCGATAATTCCATGCTTACCGAACTCAAGTATCTCTGACAGGTTAAAGTTCGGCAAATCGAGTAATTCAGGTGCTTTCACTTGCATATAACGCACCAAACGCTGTTCGTGGTTGCCGATCTTGAAGTAAATCGGGCAACTTAACTCATGTTTCACCCATGCGATAAACTGCTTCCATGTTTCAATTTCCTCGCTAATTCTCCGCGCTCTTGGATCTTTCTCGTGAAATGATACACCGTGAAAGTCCAACGTATCACCGTTAAGCAATAAACCGTTAACCTTTTGATCTTTCAAGTGATTAACGGCTGCGATCAACGCTGCTTCATCGTGGTAAGGTAAATGAATATCCGATAAAATACCTAACCGCGTGACACCTTTAGGCATTATAAAATCTTCGCGCTTCTCTGCGTATGATACTGGCGGTTGAGGTGTTTGGAATTGAAATCCTTTGCGTTGTACTTGTTCTCTTTTCTTATCGCCTAACGCACCACGATAGTATTTTACGGCGTTACGTACTGCGTCATAGGATGTAAACAATTCGATGTTCTCATTGTAAATTTTACGCGCTATCGCTCGTGTCGCTACCGTTGGAAACTTCTCAAGGTAATTAATTACTACCTTACCCTGAATTTTAGTTTTTCCTGCCATTGGTTTGGTTTTGGTTTATAACTTGTACATCAGGTCGTTAAGATAGATATTTTCATCTTTCACGCCAATGCTTCGCGCCCATGATCGCACATCGAAAGAGGGACAAGCCTTTACCGCAAATTGGTTGTGACCTGCCACCTTTATCTGTGGATGCTTTGCAATAGTGTTTAATACATACGCTTTCATCGCTTCAAGTTGTTCTGGCGTTCGCGTGTCCTTTGCTTTCTTCATATCCTTGCTCATGCCACCAACGTAACACACGTGACGCGCTTTCTGATTAGTACCTACCGCACCATTTGTAACCTCACGCGGTTGAACAATGTTATCACCATCATACGGCACTAAATTCTCAACCGTGCCACGCATTTGAATCAAATCGCTATACCCGACCTGCTTCCAACCTCTGCCCTTTGGCGGTGCGGACGTATGCCATGCGCGAATATCTGCGCCTGTGTGCGATCTGCCTTCAGGTGTTGATGTGCAATGGATGATTAGTAGTTCTAACTCTTTCATTTACGTTTAATTGCTTCAATTACTTTTTGGAATACACCCTTACCAGTTGCTTTCTTTAGGTTCTCGTCGATGCTCATTAACTCGTTGCCGAGTATAGCCAATGACACAATGCTGCGAACGCTGAATCCAAAATCGATCTTAAATACGTTCTCAATCGTATGCGCTAACAGAATCAAAAGAAAGTACACCAACAGTTTTGGGAATACGTCCGCTAACCTACGGCTGCTTATCTTCTCGCCTACTTTACGCGCTGCCCATACCCCCGTTGCCGTGTCGCATAGCACAGCCATTGCAACTACGAACAACTGACCACTTGCAGGAGCAAAATAAATGATTAGCAATTCAGGTAGGTGAATTAACTTCTCACCTAACTTCATTAACCACACGCGTACCATTAGTTGTATTGTAACTGAACGTAAAGTGCTGACTGTGGTGCGTTAGTGTCACTATCCGCTACACCTGTTGTAGCTGCGATTACGATTGCGGTGCTGAAAAACTGAATTGTTTTACCTGACTCAAAAGGTTGATAAACATTTCCCGATGACGGAACGGCAATCGTCAAAACTGGCTTAGTTGTGCCAAGTGTAATATCCGCATCAAAATTGTCAAAGAACTTAACGTAAATAGTATTCTGATTTGGATTGATGATGTTTAATCCGCGAACGGTTAATCCAGCCACTCCGCACTCTGCAACGCTCAACAATTCTTCTGTTAATGATAGGCTTCTAAAGTTGTTCATGATAAATAAGTTTATGTGTTAATTGTTAATTCCAAGTATTTGTTTTATCTGTTCGATTTCTTGCGGTGTACAATTAGCAAAGAAGTCAACGACACGATTTGTATTTTGTACTGTCGAGTATGGATCATCATAAACCATGTATTCATCTACAAGATTACCCAAATCATCTGTTTCGGTGCATATCCAAGAATCTCGTCCGTCGCCTTGTAATTTGTATTTGTATGTTTTCATAATTAAGATCGTTTGAAGGTTAATACAGCGCGATAAATTACACCAACTGGATTCGTTGCCCAAACTGGATTTGTTACCCTTAAAGTAAAAAAGTCAGAAGCACCTATTGCAATGTTCAGTCCCGTTATTGTTGTATTGGTAGTAACTGTTGCGCTTCCTCCATTTGCAGCGGTTGTGCCTATTGAAGTTGTTGTGTTTTGAGTGGTGTTGCGCAATTCAAATGTAACAAGCTCACCAGTTCCCGCTGTTGTGTTACCATAAGTCATAATTGTGGCTGCTACAATAGTAACTGCATAGCCAAAATTAAAATCATTATTCGTGTCAGTATTTCCCGCTGTTGGTGATATACCAGAATTTAAGAAATGCCAAACTGAACTATCCGCTGCAGGTGCTGCACCACCATGTAAACAAAGGAATGTAAAATATGCATCGTCTAATGTTATCTTACTATTTAGCTGCGTCTGAATAGCTGATGTAACGCCTTTCACATATGACAACTCTGTAAGGCTTGGATAAGTCGCAGTTGTCAAACTTGTGATCGTGCTACCAGTCGAGTTAAATGCAGCTATCTCGTTATTTGTTCCCGTACCTGTTACGGGATTTGTAAGCGTTGCCTGTTTACCGTTTAGCTGTGTTTGTATAGCTGATGTCGTACCCTTAACGTAAGACAATTCTGTCAAACTTGGATATGTCGTAGTATTCAACGATCCAACCGTTCCAGATGTTGCCCAGTACGTTATCTGATTAGCCGTTCCCGTACCTGTTACTGCATTTGGTAGAATTGTGTTAATGCTTTTAGCCGACCACAACTGTGACGATGAATTGTAAGCCAAAAGATCATTATTCACAGGTGGAACTGTAATCAAATCCACATTGTGAATTTCATCAAGTTCGTAACCGTTTTGACAACGGACATAAATCTGCCCGTTACCCGCATTTGCCCTTTCAACTATTCCAACATACACCAAATGATCAGGAGCGTAAGGCTTTACTTTCGTTAGACCGCCAAATGTTGATGGACTAAGATAAAGTGTATCACCTGCCGTGTATGCAGCCGTGTTAACGCCTACTATTGCACCCTGAATAATAATATACCCTTCCGCACCTATTCCAATCGTAGAATCGTAAACTATCCCGATTGTTTTGGATGATGTGGCGTCCGCGTCTGCCCGTGCTAATTTAACGGACATCTTGTTGCCACTTGATCCAAAAGCGTACACTACCTGCCCTTTGGTAATTACAGAACCTTCCGCATTGTGAACGTATGCTAACAGATGCGCACTTGTCAATCCTATCGCTTGGAAATTAGTACCGTCATAAACGATTATAATTTCCTGATTCGCTTTGATGTCACCTGATTCAAGTGGAACGATGCTATTCTTGTAAATATTAACCGCACCGAGTGAGTTAATATTGATAGTTGATCCGTTATCGTTGACACTGGTAAATTTAATCGCGTAAACATCGCCAGTTGTATAGGCTGAAACGCCTGAAATGGTTGTCGTATAAACACCTGCGGAAACCTGCGTAGCTGTTCCATGCAACAAACCACTTGCACCACCCGTGCCGATAGGCATATAGTCCAAATTAGACCATGTGTCCGTGCCGTTAGCTATTTTGAACTTACGCTGATCTGTAGCACCGTAATACTGATCGGATGTTACCAGTATTCGCTTTGCAGAATAGACCGTCGAATCCGCTGCCCATTGCGCTGCGGTCTTAACGACTATCTGACTATCTATGTTGACTGTTACTGCCATACTATGTTGATTGTTTCATTATCTAATGTTGCTACCGTCACCGTGTTCTGTAACACGTTATCCACGTACACATTGTAAGTTGTATCGGGAAGTGTTAACGTTCCACCACTTGCAACCGTTACCGTATAAGTGTTATTGCTATTCTTTACCGTTGCAGATGCGCAAGTTGTAGTGCCTCCACCCTCATTCGGATAAGGCGGTGTAACAAATGGAATGTTGCATCTGTCATCGCCTTTCGCAACCTCAACCGCAACCGTAAACGTAACACCTGCTAAATTCTTTGGCGAATATTCTACCAACAAATCCAAGTTAAATAACGTGTCGCGGTTAATGCGCCACTTGTACGCAGGATGACGAAGTTGTGCGATTATATCTTCCGCTATTTGCACCAAATCAGAATGGCGTTCCAACTCGTCAATTTCACCGCGTATAACGGAATCAACTAACCAGAAACGAACATCAAATGTAGTGCTGCTAATTCCACGCTGTGCGCTTTCTACATTGCACCACAATTCAGGAGTGTTCGTAGTACCCGACGCGTAATGCTCCCAAGTATTGCCGTACTTAAAATCATTTATTTGTCGGTGCTGCGTCGCTATCTCCTGAATGTTTGCGATCAGTTGATTTAACGTCGTTATGTTGCTGTAGCTTGTCATCGTGCTTCTTCGCTAAGTATTCGATAAACTTTTTAGCGTTCTTTGTCTTTTTAGAAATCGATTGTGTTTTCATCACCTGTTCCGCATGGGTTATAGCCTGATCGATATTTACCCATATAAATACCAACGTTATACTGTTTGTGCTTTGGTAATACTGTGTCAACTCCATCGCCAGGATCGCCGTATAAAGGATATTGATCTTCGTATTCGATAAGGTAACGCATCAACATATCTGCATCCGTTTGACCTTTATCCATGAAGTATTTATACAAACGATCCAATTCCGAAATACTCGCAGGATTAGCGTTATCGCTGTTCATGGTCATAACGCCCTTCTGACGCATCTTGTAGTTGAACACGTATAAACCATTTCCCAACACGTAAAACTTCATTACAGGGTTAATGTACGTGTTTAATAGCGTTGTGTTTAATTGTGTCAACGTGTTATTCTGCACCTGCGTTAACAACTGATCGTACAACGCGCTACCCAATATCGGACGTATGTAGTGACGCTGTGTGTCCCATATCACCTCGCAAAGTTGCTGTTGATCGTATGTGCTTTCAACGTATGCCAAAAGCCCTTCGTCGTTAGGCTTAAATAATAAAGGCTTATTTATCGTACTCATAATTAATTTCTTTCTCTAACGATTACTTGTCTAAACGTGTGACGGCATTGTGGTTGTGCTACGCCTGTATTCGGGTTTGTGTACCAACCTCCGCGTAAACTCCACACATTACGATCTTCTTCAATACTCATTTGGTTAATATCCTCACGAGAATAAAGTTTGTTTAATCGCATTAGCTCCACACAAAATGGTCTTGACTTACCACCTGCAACTAACTTCGGTGCGTTAGCGGATAAATCATAGCGATACATCACTTTCAGATTCTCGGTCTTAGCAGGTTGCTCCTTAATCAACTCTTGACCTTTGTCGGTCAACTCATACGCTCCGACCTTATCACCTGCAATCTTCTCTGGTGACCATTTAATGCTCTTATTTTCACGCAAACGATCAATCGTATCTTTTACATCACCGATAGAAACCTTAGCCACCTTAGCGATGTTTTCGGCAGGAATAAACGGATCTTTACTAAGCAAGTCCAACACAACACGATCTAATGACTTTATTTCTGCCTTTGCAAACGTCATAAATTCCTGCTCACTTGTTGCTATTTCGTCCGCATCAAAACTCAACACGTCGCGCTCATTCAACACCTCGTATTGATTAGCATCAACACCGTACTTCATAAACACCGCAATATTTGCGTCGATTGTTGCTTTATTAAACGCATACGACTGTTTATTCTTTACGCCCAAACGATCAATCACATATTCTGTCAATCGCTCATCACCCAAGATGCGCTCAATAGTCGCGTCACTCGGCATCCAGTCAACTGATTTAACGCGCTTTAATTTTAACGTGATAGGCAGCCCAATGTCATCCACAATCTCATTAATAGCATACTCCAAACAACGCTGACGGCTTATCACGTAGCGGTTGTAGTAACTTTCCTCCATTGTCGCCAACTCGTTACGCTGACCTAACGCGCCCTCCGTAGATATTCCCAATAGTAATTTCGGGAACTCGTGTGACGCTAAGATATTGTACTCCGATTGGATGTCAACGCTCCACGATATTGCGGTAATGCGTACACGTATTGGTCAGGATGGTATGCAGCATAAAAGTAAATCTGTTCACCTTCGCGCTCATTTGGATCGTACCCGTCATAAACTTTATAATCAGGCTCTTTTTCAAAGTTTTTATTCTCGATGCGTTTACCTTGTTTGATGATGTACCATTTGCGTGTGTAGGCAAATTTGCTCATGTCCGCATTGGTACGCAGGTTAGCAACGTCGATGTGTTCCAATGTCGCTGTGCGCTTATTCTTAGACCATTTCACAAGGATCGCAAACATATTATGCACCTCGAAGTCTAAAGCCCAGCGCAATGTTGACTCGTTCAAATCCGTGTCCGCAAATGGCTGTCTGATTAACTTATCTGCCAATGACTTTTGCGCGACGGTCATATACGCGCCCTTAGCATAGTCCCATCCTGCACCTGCGATGTAATTAACCTTTGCGTTGATGATTGCAGAATGAAACGAACAACGGCGGTATAAATCAATTAAGTAGTAGGGAAAATCGTTCTTTTCTCCTGACTTAATGAACTCCGAATCTTTGATCTCAACAAATTCCGGACGCTTTCTGTTGTTCAGTTGCAGCCAGTGAATTTGTGGTTTATTTTGCTCACTCATTAGTAATGATATTGCGTTGTGTTAGTAGGCATTTGGTACGCCTGTTCATTTACATCGTTAACTTTCAACTGCCCTTTCTCGACAAGTGACGTAGCTAATGACGGGTTAATGTTGTTGCTGCTCGTTTGCTCGTATACGTAATACTGATATATCTGTTCCGTTAGCGTTGCCGTTGTTCCTTCAATAAATACAAACGTATCCTTACGGCTATCACTCGCTGATGGCTGTGCTATCCACGTTACCACCGTCTGATCACCACCTAATAGATAAAACAAATAATATGGATTTGTTAGCGTTGTTTTCTCTGTCAACGTTAACACCAACGTGTTGGATGCTCCTTTTGTAACTTGCAACATAATAATAAAATTACAAAACGAAATTTTGTGTAATAAAAAACGCGCCTACCGTAAGATAGACGCGCCAAACCAAACTATGAACAGAAACAAACTATACTCCTAAAGCAGTCCACAAGTTAGTGACGTGTGGTGCTTTGATCTTTTCCATACCAGTAAAGGTAAGAGTGTAACCGTTACGATCACCGTATGCAGTACCTGATTCATCAACAGATGATGAACAGAACAAGCCGTTTTCGTAACCAAACACACGAACCTCACCGTTATTGTACTTCACGGCAACATGGAATGTACCACCGTGATATTTCTCAACCTCATTTAAGATAGCAGCATTCTTTTCGTTCCATACCCAGTTAACTGTTGGAGCGTACATTGTTGTGCCATTCTCGCGTGAAGTTGTGCCGCTGTCTGTAGCGGTTGCGGTAGCCTCTTCGCACTGCAAAGTGAACCACCCTGTCAATCCATTGCCCGACAAAGTTGCTTGACCTGATGTCAACGCAAAGCCTGTCAAGTTAGAATTAAAGGTTTTTACCTTAATCTCTTTGATACCGCCTACGTTGTCACGACAGTCGATAACAAAAGATTGATTGATTGAACAACTCATCGTCTAATGTTTTATAAAGCGTGGCAACCTTACGGGGCTGCCACACTTTGATTAATTATTATGCTGTCTTGAAAGATACTACGTGCTGAGGGAAGAACACGCCAGTTGTAAACTTCATGCGAACACGTGCGTACAACTTATCGTCCTTCTTCTCATACCAAGCCATCCAATCGTTAGCATCTGTAATTTGGTCAGTTGCGATGATAAGGTTAGACTTGTAGAAAGTGAAAATACGGTTTTTGAACAATGCAGGCATTCCGCTCAACTCGTCGTTGTCAGAGTTCAATCCTGGTACCGCTTGGATAACCATGTTAGTACCTGGCAATGTTACACGACGTGCAGCGATGTCAGCAGTTGATGCAGAGTAGTGGAAATAGTTTTCGTTCTTGATCTTGATGATCAATTTGTCGAAAGTATCGTCACCGCATACTGTGATCAAATCTTCCTTACGCTTCATAGCAGCAGGAACAGCTAACCAGTGGTTGTCGAAAATGGTAACTACGTTAGAAACTGTGATTGAAGTTTCGCTTGTAGTGTTAGAGTTAACGTAACCACCAAGAGTTTCGATAGTCTGAATGAAACCGTTGAAGTGCTTTAAGTTACGAGTACCTGCA